CTATAGATATGGACACGATCCACACTATTGGCCGAATTGGCAGAAGGGGTTAGCGTAATATTGGTTGAGCCTCTATAACCACAAAAAGCTGTCGTGACCCACGTAAGTGGAGTCATGTTGACAGGGTTAAATGGCGCAGTACCACTAGCTACTAAAACCTTATTTGCCACAGCAGCACCCAAGGGATCAAAACCCGGTGAAGCAGGCATTCGCTTATAGAACGCATATAAACTCCGCACACCTGTAGCCGTATCATCCATTGTCTTTGTACAGTACAACGTTTGTCTGTGGAGTAATGATCGCAATGAAGCAACACATTCCCCCATATTGACACCAAAACGCTCTGCTAACAAAGGTGCTTTTGTCCCTACCACTAATTCAGTGGTAATAACATCAGTATTATCCTCACCCTGCAAGTTGAAGAATGAAGGGTAATTAATGTTGTTATTAAGAACCTCAGTCGTTGCTAGGGTAGAAGCGGGAGAAGCATACTCAAAATTGTCACCACCAGAGACAAAAAACAGAATATTTACTGTTGATGAGGCTGGTGCTGTCAAAGTATTGAGTACACGAATTGTAATAGAACCATTGTCGTAAATTTCACGTGGTGCTAAAGCAGAACCCAAGTTCCAATTTGTCGCAAAGGTCCTATCAATACGCTTCCAACCTTCTGGCTGGTGATACGGAATCACCAAGGTGACATCATCCTGCTCTCCAATATCAAGAATTTGGGTATAAACCACATTCTCAGCAGGGTTTGTTGATGAAATGTCTCCTATAGGATCATAGGATATCTTCAAACGTCCCTTATGATATTTGGTGCATACCACCTTCATTCGAATCTTGATATCTCCTCTCCAATACTGGAAAAGTTTACCAAAATAAGAGAGAGGCACTTGATAAGACCGAGTCCCAACTTGTACAGCTGATGCATTATCTAATTGAATGTTCGTATCCAACTGTGGATTGACACGAGCACAAAACAATAGGGCATCAGTTGGATCAGCTGTGGACCAGGATGTTACCCCGAAATAACTCTCCTTCTTTTTCAAGTAGGACAAAGCTAATTCGTCTGCATCACCAAGACCATGAAATGAGTTATCAATACTCAACTCTTGTTTTGGATCTACAGTCAACTTCTGTATAGGTTGACCAATCTGAGTACTTGCCAAATGTGGAGCATTTGCAGGTTGAAATGCATGTACATTATCTATGACCGGCACATTGGTGTAACCAAAGAGAGCTGCCATCTTCGATATTGCTCCTGCTCCAATCTCAGTAGCACGTGCAAACCTACCAATAATAGGTACTTTAGTAAGCGTACTTGCCACTGAAGCAATAGCCGATGCGGGTAGAGAAACAGGTCCATCAGCATACTCGTCGCCTTGCAGTGCAAGTTTAGATGTTGAACCCATGAGCTGGACATCCGTCATCCAAGCATACACTTTGATGGTAACTGAAGTTGTGCCGCCCGCAACTGCGGTGCGCAAAGGCGCATAGACCACAGATGTCAACAAACCCATCTCTGCTACAGTAATGGCGCTAGTGATATCCAACCAATTCTTCTTCCAGAAGAAAGGTAGCATCATCTCGCCTCCTGCATTCGCCTGAGGTGTGATGAACACCCCTGGAAACTGAGAATAGGGAATGAGAGAGGTAAGAGATGTGGTGACATTAGTACGCACTTTCCTCTCCTGGTCCAGCGGTGAATAGCACCAACGGAGAGCACCATATTGAAATGGTGTTCCGTTGATCAGAAACTTCACATGAAGATTTCCGCGCAAATAAGCGAAATTATCCAATTTCTTTTTAATTGCTGCTGTATTTAAGAAGGCTGACCAAGGGTCCAACGTACCTAAGATCCCTGTTACCGTGGATGTAGACCACGCAACGGTTGAAATTAGGGTTGGTCGAGCCAGAAAGCGTCCTAAGGACAAATCTTCTGTATCATCAACTCTCGCTACTGGATTTTCAGATGTGGGCAAATTCAAAATCGCACCGGCTTCATTGTCAATGAATCGCACGGTTTCACTTTGCTCAATCGTAGGACCAGCTTCCTCAGGCATCATAGCCAGGGTATCCGCAACATCTTCGGATTGAAGTGAGAAATTATTACTCCAATATAGAGGGTCCTCATTAACCTCTAAATTGGGTGAGATATTTCTGGTAATCTCACCAACACTTAGTTCATTCTTCTGTATATTTTTCTGTGACTTTTTATATTAAACAGAAGTGAACTGCCAAATCCACAACTGCGCCCTAGCATCGTTTTACTCCCCAGAACCTATCAAAAAGTTCCTGCCAGGTGGGGAATGTGGAATCTGTAACGTAAAATACGTAAGGTTCCTTGTGTGCCAAACTGATTAGGAAATTTCTTTCCTTCTCAAACTTGGACTTTCCATACCAGAAGTACTCATTAACTGCCGACTTCATCACCTCCACCATTTGTTCCTCTGGAACCAAGGTGTTGGATGGTAGCCAGCACATGAGAGACTTCTGGATCGAATCCTCATCCAGTGGACAAACATAGGCCCCAATGTCTTCATCAAAGCGCCATTTGCGCTTCAAAAACGCGACATCATCAACATGGATGTATGGCACGGAAGAAGACTCTTTGTCTGCCATGGTGTACACCACACCAATCTCCTCCAACTTTTTCTGAACTGCAGTATGGTTGAAATGAGGCACATTGTCAGACACACCCATGACATTATCGTCACCATATGTCATCAAAGCCACATTCTGCTTGAAGCTACCAACGTCATAGCCCAGTTTGGCATAGGCGTAGCGCATGTAGAGTGAATTGACCAGAGAATTGACTATAACAGTCAAGGGATGGCCAGATGGATTGGTTCCATAGAACATGACCAACTCACCCTTAATGTTCATAAGGGGATAGGCCGTGTCTGTCCCAATTGCCATGATGCGCGTACAAAACGCTTCATCATGGCCTGCTCTCTTGTGAAGCTGTGCAATAATCCAATAAGCTGCCATGATGAAATCAGCAATCATGTGCTTGTCGAATTTCGAGTAATCTCCTGCAATGATCTTGTCATCACCGAATTGTGTAATGTACTCGCGCATTTGTTGCCACTCAATGGACTGACACACTGTTCCTGGACCTGCTTCGAAGGTCATCTTGTTTTCCTGAACCATTTTAACAAAAGACAGTAACGTCTTTCGCACTACAATGGACCAGTGAACTGGACCCCCCGCAAAAAGTCGGGTTTTACACGCTGCACGCTTAGCTTGTGTAACAGGTTCATCCTTAAGATGTCCCATGAAAACTGGATAAGCTCTGTGCCCCTGATCATAAGTGCGTTCGACGGAGTCAACCATCTCCCACACGTCGTCTAGGAACGTCACACCATCTGGGTATTTTTCTGTGATACAAGGCTCCAAGAACTGCTTCTTAGTCTTGTTCCATGGGAAACCCATTGAACTGTTGATGTTCAATCTATCAACATACTTCACACCAGGTAGTCCATTCACAGCGGCTGTGTTGGAAAGTTCGACTAATCGTCCCTCCCAACCATCTTCAAGTGACTCAACAATGTCATGTAAAAAGCTTTGCTTACACTTCGTAAGTGTTTCCCTGTCGTAATTAACGGTCGGTACCACCATCTCTTTGACATTGTTGCGCACGGGTAACCAACCTTCCATTTCTGGCTTGGTATAGTTGCATTTCATGTCGTAATGCTCCTCCATCTCTCTCTTAAAGGGTGTATAACACACTTTCGATTTGGGTTTGGGCAAGAAACCTGGTAAGCGACCAAAGATTTCACCCGATCCCGTTTCCAAATAACGGAAAACGCTCTTTGGGTGAATATTTAGGAGGGTGACATCACCTTGTAACGTCAGTGTGGGTTCACCATCTCCTGACACAACAGCGACATCTTGCGATAGCTGGTCAACCATTGCGTTTAACTCAGAGGCTAAAACACGCATAGCGCCAACTTTCTCACCATAACCAGCTATGTGAACTCCACTAAAGGTGAAACCTCGTGGGGTTTCAGCCATATAGAGGGTTCCACAATCACCGCCCTTGGTTTCAACACTGATAGATCCACACAATACGGGATACTCATTTTCCAAACCTTTGAGAGGCATGTGGAACAAATTGACACCCCAAACTGTTCGAATATCTACATCTCCTGTCTTAGTACGACCAAAACCAACCATCTTACTGATGGGAATTTCGGTATCGCACCAAAACTTGGACAAATCTCGAGCAGGGGGCATGGAAGAAATCTGGATCATTGCCATATCATTATGTGGATTAATCAAGAAATCACTCTTCTTAACTTCCACAGTAATGATTGGTGTAACACCCGGTTCACGCTTTCCCCTCAGAATGGTAAGCTTCATGACCTCTCTCTTGAGGGTATGTGCATTCACAACCAAAAAGTTTCCTTTATAAAAGAAACCCCTGGTGTTTCCGCGGTAAGCCCCACCTACCTCTGCTATAGCAACAGAGACCATGTTACGTTCAAACATAGAACGCAACTGCTCAGGTGTTTTGCCAACCAAACTTCCAGCTGGTACTGGTAGCTCAAACTGCATCAATTCAACTGAGTCTCTGTACCACACATTGGTGTCCGGAGATTTCTCTAGGTCATCCTCAGTAGTACCCAAAACATTCCCTTGGGTAGTGAGGGTCTCCTCTTCCGTTTCTTCCTTGCGAGCTGTATAGACTGCGAAGGCCGTGGCAAGTAGAGTCAAGAAGGCAATTGACAATTGCATTCGCTTGTCTCTAACACGATGAGCTAGTCCAGACATGACTCTAACGAATTGCGTCTCTGGAAGATATGCAATGACAAAGTGTGTCAACCAACATCGCAGCCACTGATATCGCGCCACGAAAGCGCAACACTGCTGCATCCAGGTGAAGTTAAACCACCACGTGAGCCACTTGACATACGCCCAAAAGGCATAGTAACAAATGCCTTCCCACACAGATTGAATTTCCACCTGGGTGGAGCAAACACAGTCTTCCTTATATGCCACACATATTGGGCATAGATCAACCTGCTTGACAAATTCCTCGGCGGCAGCTCCCTTATCTTGATTGATAAAGTGTTGTTTGGCAGCTTCACCGAAGTGTTTGACAAAGTCTTGAATGTTGTTGAAACGCTCAACAACCTCAAGTGTTGCCATTTCTCGACCACAGTTCTCGACTAAGGGAACCAGTTTCTTGACTGTTATATCCCAATAATCTGGAAAACCTGGAGAAGCCTCAAGCTTGTCAGGGTTGATGAAAATGCCATTGCTTTGCACATACTTTCTCTTCGGGGCGACTTCGATCACATAAGGTAATCTCCGACGCACAGCTAGAGGACAGTGGAAATACTCACTGGCATTTAAATCCTCACAGTTTGTTGTGGCCATGACCAACTTGGCCAAGACGGGCGTCTTTCCCTTATCGGAAAGATCAGCCTGAGGGGGCACATAAGGCACGTTGTTGACTACGTTCAACAACTCCTTTAACGTTGGGTCAACGTCACTGCACGCCCCAGGACGCAAGAAAGCGATATCATCCATCTGAATCGCCCACATACTGGAGTCAAAATTGGTCCAGTACTCACTCGCTGGAGAGCGAGTGTAAAGGTAATGATCGTCTCGCTCTAGGTTGAAAATGGAACCAAAGGCATGGTACAGAACCCTCATGAACGAGGATTTAGCCACTCCTGAATGTCCATAAACCAAAACACCAAAAGGAGCTTGTCTACTCTTCATAGATGCCCGTTTGGTGACCTCTGCGTTTTTGAGAAGCATCAGGTTTCCCAACTTTTTCATAACTGGGTTCGTTCTGTCAGCTCCCAAAGTTCGGAAGGCCTTGGCATAGCCTTGGCCCTTATCAATCGCATCATTGAGATCTGATAGAAAGCGAAAGTACGTCGTACCATGAGGTTGGAGGTTGGCTGTAAATGGCGCTAGAGCTAGCAAACGATCGGATTCCACAAGCCACTGTTCACACTCCTGACCTTCCTGGAAAAACGCTTCCACGCTTCCAGTCTTGCGGAATGAAACAATGCGCTCGCAAATATAGATCGTAGTCTCAATAATGTGCACCCACATATTCGTTTGCGACGAGAACTTAACTGCCTTGGCTTTATTAGACAGGGCAACAAACTCATCTTCCTTGACATCCATCCCCATACGGGAAAGGATGCCCTGCACCAAAAAATATGTGTACATCTTTTTGAGACGCTTCACAAGACCACACTCTGTGACCTTCATAGAAAGATCAAAAATGTCACGCATCTTGCCTACCACCTCTTCAAATCCCTGCACCTCTGGTTCAGGAATTATTCTGGCCATGATGGCTTGAGGCAACGATTTGCCTGTAAAGCACATATAAGCTGTTCGTGCAAGAACGTAATAGTCATTCACGTCCTTGCACGTGCTGTGCCAGTGATAGAGGATAAGCAGACCTTCGAAAATCTCCGAAAATCCACCCTCAAAACCTGGTATAAGCTGTTGCTTAGACAAAGTCTTGAGTCCACGAGAAACTTGAGCCATGATGATGCTCCAACCAATTTTTCGGGGACTGGTCGATTCATCACTGGATTGCAATTCCTCGATGTCTTTGGTCTTGATCAACGTGACAACCTGTTCGTGGGTCAAGTGAGCAAGGCTCTGGATTTCACCCAATGGTAAGGGAAGATCCAACCAACCCAACTCTGAATATTGTGATCGAATGATCAAATTTTCAATTTCAACACTCAATGATTGAGTGGTGAAAAGTGGGTTTGTTTGTGTGGTGGTATTCGCTCCACCACGTAGACGGAAACTACACATAATTGTGGCTCCGGCGGCGATTCCCAGATCACTGGGATTCATATCACTTGTGAGGATTTTTGTACCCCACTGCAGATAAAAATCTGTGGTGGTCCAATCAGACCAAATGGTCTGAAAGACCGGCAAAAAGTTATCTCTAATTGAGACAACACGGGTGACTCCACACGCTTTGACAAAGACTGTCATAGCTGGAGCTAACTCACTAATACACACTTGCTCAAGACCGTCCATGAGGGTCGGTCCTGAGAAACCTGTGTACTCGAGCTTCTTAGATGCAACCATAATGGCAGCACCTTTCAACATCTCACATGCGGCATCAATATGGATGCGGTTTCGCTTGGGGAACTTGAAAAATCGTGGCATGTTATGCTTGTATCTGTTTCGTAAGCAGTTTACTCAGGGTTTCTGCGGCCCTTTCCCCTTCTATTCTTCACCGGAAGGGTTCCGGCTAGCTGAGTTACAGCCTAGCATAATACTTTCATAAGAGGCAATCCGTAAAGCACTGGTTCATTAAGCCAGCCTAAAAATGGTTTGAACGTCGACACAAATGTGTACGGAGAGGTACCATAATTAGTTACTCTTCCATCATTCCTCAGAATACTTATATTACCTACTTTTCCAGATCTTATAGACACATTTCTTGATTACATTTTTATATTGGTCATCAATCTGTTTTTTATATTTTCTGGAGTAGTACTATATACTATTCTCCCATGCAAGAAGGTTTTTTGGTTTACCAACAACACTTTACAATATGCAACGGGGGGGGGGGGTGGAACGCATTTAATTTCCGCTCGTCCAGCGGGTTTGCCTAAAATATCCCTTCAAAGTTTTCCCGGTATGTCAACCATAATTCCAGCCTGTAAAGACCTGACAAATGGTGCATGCTGTCATACTCACTTTTACAAATCTTTTAATCTAGAAGTATCGTTGTTTCTATTAACGAGAGCCCGCTTTATCTCTCAAAGAGAAGATAGGGGGATTCACACCGACGGCTAATCGATGCTAGTGTAGAATAAACTACACCTAGCAATAAAATATATATATTTGGTCTATGACCAAA